CCTACAGTAAAGGCACAGGTTGACGAAATACGAAAGGAGTTAGATGAATTAATTGGATTTGACACAGAACCTATTGAAAAAGTTGTTGAAACCGATCCAGTTCTGCCCGTTAAAAACGAAGATTACGTTCCACTCCCTTCATTTCCAGAGCTAAAGATTAAATCTACCAAAACAGCCAAGAAAACTATATCCGCTCTAATGAAATTTTATTTAGATGAAGAGATTATAGAGAAGGATGAGTATATTGCTGCGAAGAAGAAAATGGACGAGATGACAATGGCATCTTTAGTTTATCAATTACAAGCAGGTGAAAGAGCATTAACTACTCTTTTAGAAACTATTGAAGATGGTGAATTGGCACCTAGAATGTTTGAAGTTCTTGCAACTCTTCAAAAATCAATGCTAGATATTATTAAATCCCAGACCATGTATTTGATGGCCACTGAAGAAAGTACTAAAAGAATAGCGAAAGATATTGAGATTTACAAGAAAAGAGAAACTGACAGGGAAATTGCCGAAACAGGAGCTTCTACTGAAGATGGAACTGTACAAAGAGGTACTAAAGACTTGATGAGAGCAATTCAGCGAGGAATAACCGACACTAACGAAGAAGATATAGAAGACGTAGAAGAAACAAAAGAATAAGATGAGCGATTACGTAGGAGATAATGCTTGGATTCCAAAGGGAGGTGCAGATGCAGATATTAAAAAGCTTGTTTGGTCCACTAAACAAGTAGACGATCTGTTAGTTGCGCTTGATAAGGGTTATAGACCCCAGGTTTCTATGCCTTTTTACGAAGGTAAACAATTTCTACGCAGAGGTAACATAGTATTCGAATATACTGAAGAAGAGTTAGTTGAGCTTTCAAGGTGTGCAAATGATATAGTTTACTTTGCAGAAAAGTATGCAGTTGTTATGACTGACGAAGGCGTTCAACAAGTAAAACTAAGAGACTATCAAAAAGAACTTCTCTATAGCTTTCAAAATGATAGGTTCAATATAGTATTAGCATCTCGCCAGATGGGTAAAACTGTAACAGCTTCGATATTTAATGCATGGTATTTAACATTTAACTTTGACAAAAATACATTACTATTAGCTAACAAGTCAGAATCAACAAAAGAAATTATTGATAAGGCAAAGGTAGTTATCGAAAACCTTCCCTTCTTTATGAAACCGGGTATCATTAAGTATGACGTAATGAACGTAAGGTGTGATAATGGGTGTAGGTTAGTTGGGCAAGCAACGACGGCAAAGGCAGGTATCGGGTTCACAATACATAACTTATACTTAGATGAGTTTGCCCACGTTCATCACACAATAGTAGATTCTTTTTATGAAAACGTATATCCAACACTCTCAGCTTCTAAAGTATCGCGAATTAACATCACTTCAACTCCAAATGGTTTTAATAAGTTCTATGAAATATACGCAGCTGCCAATAAAGGAGATAATGAATATACCGCAACTAGAATTGATTGGTGGCAACATCCTGATAGAGATGAAGCGTGGTATGAAAGAGAACTTGGAAACTTAGGTTCAGAAGAAGCATTTAATAGACAATATGGTAATGAGTTTGTTTCTTCTTCCTCACTATTACTAAGTCCTATTACAATGAAAAAGATAAGAAAGGATGCTCAGAAATTTGTTTGGCACGATTTAGAAGAATTTGAAAACATACATATTGATACGAAAGATACCCTGTCTTTTCATCCGGATTTCGATCCAGAAGAGTCAAATGAAAGTAATAGATTTTTCCTAATGTCAGTAGATATTGCAGAAGGAAATGGAGGAGATTATTCTGTAATCAATGTTTTTGAAGTTGAACCCATGGAGGATAAGCATATAAAAGAGTTCATAAATCCAGGAGCAATGTACGATTTCTTTAAAATAAATCAAATAGCCTTATTCAGGTCTAATGAAAATACAATAGAAGACTTCGCAAAAATCCTATATACCTTATCAGTAGACATATTTAATTCTGAAAACGTAAAAATGGTGATTGAGTTTAATACTTATGGAAGTATACTATTAAAATACCTACAAACGGTGTTTCCGGGAAGAAATGACTTTGACGATGAGATGGTTCTTAGGTTTAAACACAGACACGATTCAAGAACATTAAAACCAGGAATTAAATTAAAAGCAGATAACAAGTCAGTTTTTTGTCAAAATTTTAAAAAGCTCATAGAGACGAATAGAGTTTTCATAAATGACATAGATACTGTTCATGAAGCAAGTTTATTTGGAGTTGTCAGAAATGGAAGCTATGGAGCTCAAATGGGCAATGATGATATTATCATGACAGCTATTACAGCAACAGAATTCTTTGGAACCACCGATTATGCAGATTATATAGAAGAACTACTAGACTTTATTGACCCAGATAAATTTAAGTTGATGGAAGAAGTACTCTACAAGGACCAAGATACATCTGGAGATTTACAATATGACATTTATGATTTGTTGCGATGATAATTCCAACTAAGTTCTAGATATATAGTAAAAAGAAAAATAAAATCAAAACACTATGGCACTAAGTCCTCAATTATTACAGTTTAAGAGTTCTGGGGTTTACAGACTTGAATTCGACAAATCACAGACTGCAAACATTAATGTAGAAACTCTTAGATTAGTTGTAGGTCACTCTAGAAAGGGACCTTACAATACACCCGTTCTCATTGAAAATGTAGAACAATTTATTCAAGTTTTTGGCAACATTGACAGAAACTTAGAGAAAAAAGGAATGTTTTTCCACCGTTCAGCTCAGACAGCTCTATCTAGAGGTCCTATCTTAGCTTTAAACTTAGTTAATTTCGAAAACACTGATGTAGCTTCTTATCAAAGACCAGTTACAAACGGTGCTCAACATGGTTTATCTTCTTCAGCAGGTACTGACCAATATTCTCAGTTCCTAAAAGCTGATAAATTTGCTATCCCATCTGATGAAGCAGTATTAAATCAACTTTCTTCTGATTCAAACAGACTAATTAACTTTGTAAACATTAAACAAGAATCTATTACAGTTTTTGTTAGAAAAGCACAAGAAACTAGCGGATTTGAAATTAAAGCTAGAGAATGGTATGGAGAAGGAAATGTTCCTGCATTTTTAAACGAAAAAGATTACATATCTGACTTTATGGTTGATGTCTTCGTATTTAAAGGAGAATTTAGCCCAAGTCTATTAGATACTGACCCAGTTTATGGTGCATACTTTACTTCAGAAGGTTTAGATAAAACTAAATTAGATGAGTTCGCTAACCTAAGACAAGTTGAAATGATCGCTAGTTATAGTGGTTCATTGATTCCTGGATTTAAAGATTTAGAAGGAAGAGACCTTTATATTGAAAATGCAATTAACGCAGAATCTAGAAGAACTGGATTATTCTGTGCAATTGATGAAGATAAAATAATGGATGAAACAGGAACTGATGTTGATTTAGTAGGTCACACTTACGATGTTGACCAAGACTATGAACTTCTTTCTTACATCGTTGGTCAAGCAATTACACAAACTGCATCTAAATCGTTTACTGAAACTATTACTTATGACGATGGTATTTATATCAATAATAATCCTGGTCAAATTAATGGAGCTATAGATTTCGCTTTTACAACTAACGGCGGTAACTGGTCTACAAATACATTAGTAGAATCTTCAACTAGTGGAACAACAAACGGAGACGGAACTGAAAACAGAACAGACGTATTCACTGGAAACTTTATAGACAATGGAGTTACTTACAATGCAACAGCTACGGTAACTGGTACATTTGATGAAACTACCGGTGAAATTACAGCAAACGGTCAAGTTGTCTTTGCATATAACAACCTTACTAGAACATTCGCACTAACACATGTACTGATTAATGGAAATCAATCTCAAGGTACGTTTGCGGAACTAGTTATTGGAGATTTAACATCAGGTGTTGTAGATAATAACGACCCATATACTTTAACAATTTCAAACTATGACAATGCTGGTGGTGAATTTGCCGTTGGTGGATTTATTCAAGCTAATTCAGCTAATGAGTATGTTGAAATTACAAACGTTGCAGTAAATCAAGGAAACACAGTAATTACTGCTGATGGAGCAATTTCTACTTTACTTGAATTTACAACAGTTGAAAATAAAACAATCATAGTATACGCTATTGAAAACTCTAGAGCTAGAGACCTTTCATTCTCAAATGGAACTTATTTAGCAAATGGTACACAGTTTACTGTTACTTACACTAACTCAGTTGCTCAAGGCCAAGGATTTAGTTTCCCTCTTGCTAAAGGACATTATGTTCCTAATTCTGCTGGAAATAGACTAGCTAAAGTCACAAAGGTTTCTAAGGATGTTGGAGTTACTAACACAGTATTCTCAGTAAGCACTGACGATCTTGTACCGACTGTATGGGGTGAATACTACTTCAAATCATTCGAAGATGCATCTTCAGTTTACAAACCATTTGTATTAGGAAAAGCACAGATTGGAGCTAAGTCAATAACAGACTGTTTATCAGCTGTTTACGGAACTGCTTTAGCAGAGGCTCTTACTGATAAAGATGCAATCGACTTTAGATACATTGTTGATACATTCGGATCGTTTGATTCAGGAAATATTTTAAATAAATTCCAACTTTCAGACTTAGCACAGACTAGACAAAATGCAGCTGCTATCTTGAATGCACCTACAGTAGGAGACTTTAAAGCTTCTTCTGACCCATCTTTTAAAGATGCTAGCGGAACATTTAAGACAAGATTTATTAAAGATGGTGGTAACTTAGACCAAAATCCAACAGCTCTTTACTCACTACCTGGATTAACAGATGGTGCAAACTATGGATTCTTCTTTGGACCTGGTTTAATAGTAAGAGAAAGTGGAAAAGACATCATTGTTCCTCCAGCAGCTTATGTGTCTAACAACTATATTGACAAGTATACTGATGCATTACCATGGTCAATTGTTGCAGGGCCAAGAAGAGGTGTTGTAACTGGAACAAATGTTGTTGGAGCAGAATATGCATTCGACAAATCGGATAGAGATATTCTCGAGCCATTTGGAATTAACCCTATCGTCTTCCAAAGAGGTGTAGGTTTAACTATTCTTGGAAACAAAACAGCACAACAATCAATTAAATCAGCTTTATCTTCAGCTCACGTTAGAGAGGTATTAATTTACATTCAAGAAGGTATGGCGGATATTCTTAAAGATTATGTGTTTGAATTTAACAATGCACAAACTAGACTAGAGATTAAAACTCTAGCTGACTCCTTTATGGAATCAGTTCAACAAGATGGTGGTGTATTTGATTTCAAGAATATTATGGACCAAACAAATAACACTGATGAAGTAATTGACAACAATATCGGAATTATTGATACTTTTGTTGAGCCAGTTAAAGGTTTAGAAATAGTTGTTCACAGAACTACTATCCTAAATACTGGTGAAATTCAAACAGGAAATTTTAGTTAATAGATATATAAAAAAACAAAATAGATTAAAATGGCTTTACCACATTATTCACAAGACCAAACTAGCAAGCAAGGCAGACAATTCGAACCAGTAATGAACAACCTGTTTGAAGTGACTATCCTGCCTCCAGCTGGAGTATCAGGTGCACCTTTATTGTTACAGCACGTGAACACAGTAAGTGGATTAGACGCAATTGATAAAGAAATTGCTGCAGTCGAGCAAAAGTATAAGTTCTCAACACGTTCTTATGCTGGAATGCCCGAATCTACAGCAGTTGACGTTACAGTTCAATTTTCAATGAATTTGAATGACTCTAATCAAGCTTACGCATACAAAACTCTAAAACAGTGGAAAGATTTATCATACCAAAAAGAAACTGGTGTTATGGGTCTTAAAAAAGATTACACTGGAACACTAGTAATAGTACAGTTCAATAGAGCAGGAGACATATTTAGAACTCTTACATTTGAAGACTGTTTCATAACTGGTGCAGTAAACTTAAGCGGTACTTTAGATTATAGTGACCAAGCTCCTGCAACTATAGATATTGCTTGGAGATGTGACACTTTTAAAGAAGTATTAGCATAACATAATTAAAAGACAGGAATTCCAGAAAATTTCTGTCTTTTTTTATGAAACAAAAATATAATATGTTGATAAGATACTAATAAGATATGTCTAAACTAACGAGAAAATTACAAGTTTTACTATCAGAAGAACAGGTTTCAATGATTAATCGCATTATTTTAAATCAAGCGCTAGAATCAGGAGAAAGACCTGTTTCTATTTCTGCGTTTATTAGGGACCTATTATCTTCTGAAATAGAAAAACGAGCACATGAAGCTGAAAGATGGAATCCAGCTAACATTAAAAAAATTAAATCAAAATAAATTTAAATGAGCGATAAAGAAAATAAAGAAATCAACTTAGACGAACAGTATAAGAAGATTGTTGAGAGCGAAGAGACTCAAGAAACTCCCAAAGACTTAGGTAAAGTTGATATGAGCAAGTTTCAACCCGCAGAGGCTAGAGATGCAGATGATATTTTAGGTTATCATAACTTAGATATTTCTAATTTACCTTCTAACGGAATGTTTTACCCTGAAGATATTAGGATTTCAATTAGATCGGCTAAAGTTCAAGAAATTAGACACTTTTCTACTATTAACGAACAAGACGTTCTAGATATTGATGAAAAGTTAAATGCAATCGTAGACACATGTACTAAAGTAACATGTCCTTCAAAAATGATGTCATACAAAGACCTTTTAGAAGAAGATAGGTTTTATTTAATATTGTCTATTAGAGACTTAACTTTTCCAGAGCCAGAATCTAAATTAACAGTAGATTACACTCAAAAGAAAACAGGTAAAAAACATAACATCGAAATTAAAAAAGAATACTTCCAGTATTTTCAAGTTCCTGATGAAATTGCAAAGTACTACGATAAAGAAGGAAAATGCTTTAGTATTGCAACTAAGAGTTTTGGTATTATAGAAATGAGACCTCCGACGATTGGTGTAATGAAAAAAATTACTAGTTATATTAAAGAAAAACAGAGAGAAGAGGCAAACATCGATCAATCTGTTTTACAAGTTGCACCTTATTTAATTAATGAGTGGAGAGGATTTACAGATAAGAAAATATTTGATTTTGAAATAGAGATGAATGGATGGACTAATCAGAAATATAGTCTAATCTATAATCTTGCCGAAAAAATGAAAGTAGGTGTACAACCGAATATGTTAGTTACACTAGGGGACGAGGAGGAGCAGGTCCCCATTAACTTTCGTAACGGGCTCAAATCTCTTTTCATTGTTCAAGATTTCACTACAGAACTTCTTTAAGAGTAAGTTCTACGTTTACTACCATCTCCACATACAACCGTCGGAGTTGGATAAAATGGATTTCTATGAATATACATACATTGTCAAAGACCTTGTAGAAGAGTTGCAACGCCAAAACGATGCGAACAAAGGCCAACAAGACCAGTCAAACGAAATGATGTCTGGTATGAAAATGCCTAATATGAAAATGCCGAGCATGAAAATGCCTAATATGAAAACTCCGTCGCTTAAGTGATGGAGTTTTTAGATATATAGAATAGCTCATAAAAATAAAAGACGTCTTTTACTGAGTATATGAAACTACTTTTAGCTCCATTGGTCAAGCTGGCCGAATTACAAAAGCAATCTGCTGATAATATTGCTGAGATAAAGTCCTATTTAACTGTTGATGTTAAGAAGGCTTCAGAGCAAACTTATGAGGAGTTAAAAAATCACACAGCGCTTCTTACAGATATTAAAGAATTACTTAAAGAGGCCGTTAAAAATAACGGTGGCAATACAGGTGAAGCTCCTAAAGTAAAGTTACCAGGAATAATTAGTGGTATCGGTGCTGGCTTAGCAATAATTACAATGGCCGCAGCCCTTGTGGCCGCAGCAGGTATTTTAGGCATAATGCCAAACGTTACACCATCTCAATTATTAACAGCGATTGCAGTTGGTGGAGTGATGGTATTATTGGCTCCTGTTTTCGGAGAAATATTACACACTCTATCAGGTGGAAGTACGCTGAGAATGCTGGTTTCAGGAGGTGCTATGACCGGTGGTTTTGCAAATCCAATGGCAATGTTAAAATCTGCCGGGGTTGCAGTTGCAGCTATGGTAGGTATGGCAGCCGCCATTACACTTTCATCTGCCCTGTTAAGCTTAATTGTAGTTCCTTCGTTAGCTCAACTCGGAACGGCTGTATTAATAGGAATTGCATTGTTACCTGCCTCATACGCGTTTGGAGCAGTTGTTAGAAGTCTTCAGAGTGGTATTGGGTTAAACAAAAAAGGAATGGCAGATATTGGAATGACCGCTCTTGCATTAGTTGCGATTGCAGGTTCTATTGTCGCAGTTGCTTATGTATTTCAGTTATTACCTACAAATCAAGCTGCCCCTGACCTTGGATTTACTCTTAGAGCAGGTGCTGCTATAGCTTTATTTGCATTCGGATATTCTAAGATACTTGAACACATTAAAGGTAAAAGCTTAAAAGATGTTATTTTTGCTTCTCTAGCAATTCCAGCTATAGCCCTTGCAATTGTAGGCGTAGCAAATGTATTTAGATTAATGCCTGATACTAATACAGCTCCTACTTTAGGATTTACTATTAAAGCAGCAGCTGCTATTGGATTATTTGCATTTGGATTCACAAAGATATTAAAAACCATTCAAGGTAAAAGCATAAAAGACATTATGTTTGCTGCTCTTGCTATTCCGTTTATAGCTATCGCAATCGTCGGAGTTGCATATATATTTAGTATGTTACCTGAAGCGCCACCTGCTCCAGATTTATTATGGACATTAGGTTCTGCCGCTGCAGTTCTTTTATTTGGATTTGGTTTTGTAATGGTTACAACTATGTTTGCAAAAGCAGGTATTGGTATAAAAGATATATTTATAGGAGTTCTTGCTTCAGCTGCAGTGGCTCTTGCAATTGTTGGAGTTGCGTGGATATTCTCAGTATTACCTGGTACATTTAATGCTCCTCCACTAGAATGGTCTCTCAAGGCAGGTCTTGCTATATTGATATTTGCACTACCTATGATGGCTCTTTCTGCATTTATTCTTGCGACCGGTGGAACTGGAGCTCTAGCTCTTCTAGGAGGTGCCGTAGGTATGATATTAGTTGCCGGTGTTATATGGGTTGTTGCATGGATATTTAGTAAATTACCTACAGTTGATGTTGGAGCCATCGACGCCCTTTCAAGAGGACTCATGTCACCGTTGCACGCAATGATAGACGTATTAAAAAGGTTTAAAGATGATATAGGTATTGAAAATATGTTAGGACTTGCTGGTGGTATGGTTGCTGTTGCAGGTGGTTGGTTGACGTTAGTCGCTGCTATTGCTGGTCAAGCAGCCGGTGGATTTGTTTCCTCAATCGCTAATTTAGGTTCTTCTATTGTAGATGGAATCAGTGGTTTATTTGGTGGAAAGAAAACATTAACACCTATTGACATCTTAGACAAGTTATTAGCCAGAGCAGGTAGAATAGAATTACTTGCAACTCCTATTGAAAAGGTAGGAACTGCATTTAAAAGAATAGCAACATTTCAAGATGATGTTATAGATGCACTAGGTGCTATGAATAGTTTCTTAGGCGGTGCTGTTTACTATAATATGTCAGGTGGAAATATACTAGATAATGTTGGTAAAAACATGAAAACAATTGCAAGCGCCAGCAAAGGAATTAATATCTCTGCTATAAAAGCATCCACTGAAATGTTCGATTCATTAAGAGCGTTGGCGGAAGCAGATGGAGAAGACGCAATAACGGCAATTGCTAAAAAACTTATGAAAGCTGTTAAAGAATTATCATCAACAGTTGATAACCTAGAAAGTGCAGTTGAGAAGATGGGTAAAGGTCAAGAGAAATCTGGAAACTTCCTTACAGATTCTATTAAAGCAATGAAAGATAGTGTTACTTCAGCTCAAAAAGAAGTTGCAGCAGCAACTTCAAACTTATCAAAAGAAAGTAGTAAAATAAACTTACAGCCTGTTGTTAGTGCTCTTAACTCAATCGAAGATAGATTAGACCAGCCGATAACAGTTACTGAAGATATGTTAGGTAAATAATGACGCCATGTGTTCAGATTTATACAGATTCTACAGGTAAAGGTTTTAAGACCTTTGTATCAGAATTATATTGCATGATTTCTCAGGCTATTCTATGGAAAGAACTGAAAAACGGACCAGCATACTTATATACTGACGAAGAAAGTTTAGAGATGATAAGGAGTATGGGGCTTCTTAGTGTATGGGATAAAATTAATACTAAAGTTCTGAGCTCGTCAAGTGACATAGATTCAGATGTTTTTTGGGCAAGTTGTAAACATAAGGTTATGCAGAATCTAGAAGCACCCTTTGTAATATGTGATTTAGACTTTTTTTCTTGGTTTGAAATCAATCAACCAAAATATGAATATGATTTTATAGGTTATCATAGAGAAGATGTTGAAGATAATCCTTGTTATAGTAGTACAAATCCTTCTAAATTGATGCCAGATGATAACTTTAATTGGAATGTAAACCCTATAAACACTGCATTTATTTTAATGTCATCTAATGATTTAAAAGAAGAGTACTGTAAGTTATCAATAGATTTCATGAAAGCTTCTTCAAAGACACCTGACACAGACAAGGATTCAAGAAGAATGGTGTTTATCGAACAATGGTTTTTAGCATCTCTTTTAGATGCAAGAGAATATACAAATAAGACTTTACTGAATTCAATTTATCATGATGGAAGATGGAAGAAAACTTACAGGGATATTTTTAACTCTACTTCAAAGAAATGCTTTCATATATGGCATGAAAAGTTTGAGTTTGAAAAGAATCCAGAGCTGGAAAAGAGACATATTGAAAAGATTATCGAGATAATGAAAAAGTATGCTCCTTCTAAAATGAACTATCTTGAAAATATAAAATCAGTCAACGATAAGTGGCTAGCTTACCCTAAAAATGAAATATATAACCTATTAAATACTAAATAATGATAAAATTTACAATTTCAAACTTAAAATTTTCGACAAGTGCTGGAGATTTAGACAAAATATACGGTAGATTATGTACCGTTGGCGTTGATACAGTGTTCGGTGTATTAGAAAATAAATTTGATTACTTTTGCTCTAAAGAAGCTCTTGATGAATTTCAAAAAGAATTCCATGCATCTCCTTCACCTGAATTTATGGGAGGATTAGAAAAATTAGAATATCCTGACGATGTAGTTAACGCAGAGTTAAAAATTAATGGCGAAGAATTCTTTCTTCATAATTTTTTCTATTTATTGAATAAACAGCAAGAATACGATGTAGTCACCGAAAAACATGAGAAGAGGTTAGAAGAGGTAGAAAGAGTTGATTTCGATGAAAATGGAGATATGGTAAATATTAAGGAAAAACACTGGGTTTGGGTACCTGTAAATGAAGTTACCAGAAAAGATGTTCTTAAAATAACTATGAGCTCTATAGAAAATTTAACAACAAAGGAACTATTTAATTTTAGTTTCGAGAAATTCTCAGCTTGGTTTAAAAATATATACCCAGAAGCAGAAATAAAACTAGTTTAATATGTCATTAGTATCAGCAGGTAATAGCCCAAGTATGTACACCAATCTTAGGCATCTAACAAACCCTTCTAAAGGAGGTACAAATATTAGTATGGCTGCGATTAGAAACGGCATACATGGTGGCACGTATGCTTTCTCATATTATAGAGGATATAGTTTCAGAAGAGTTTTGTTAATTAATAACTGGGTACTAATGGGAAGTACTCTTCCAACATCACCACCCACTGTTCAGCAAACTTCACCAGTGTCGATTGAAGGAGGAATTAATAACAGTACAATTATTGGCAACGGTAATGGTCAAGTATATACTAAGCCTTTCAGAAATGGTGCTTATACACTTAGTATAAGGGTTAATGTTAGTTACGATTCATCAGTCCCAAGTGAATTCCTTGGATGGTATTCCGCATCTGGAGCAGCAGGTTCTCTACTATCAGTGAGCGACACATTTAGTTTTAGTACTAGTACCACGACTAGTCAATATTACTGGTATGCATACACTACCGTAGGGTTTAGCGGCTTTTGTACTCCGGCCGGAACAAAAATCAGTATGGCAGGAGGACCCGATAAAAATGTTGAAGATATAGTTGAAGGCGATCTATTAAAATCTGCTAATGTATCAGGAGTACCTGACACTAGTATAGATAGCTTTGACGTTAAACGATTATTTGAGTGGGATTCTGGAGTTACTTCATCTGACTCATGGACAGATTGGAATTTAACTACTGCACGAGTAGTATCAACAACTTCAGCTGAGGTCGATGAATTATTATCTTTTAATGACGGCCAACTTCAATGTACTCCTGGGCATTTACTTATGGTTTATACTCAAAGGTTGGATGGTAGTAGAGGATGGTGTATAAGAAGAGCTTCTACGGTTAATGAAGGTGACCATCTTCTTCAACAGAATGGCGGTGGAATTGAAGTCGCTAAGATCGATAAACTAGAAGGAGATGAAGAAAATCCTATCACAATCTACAAGCTAAATGTTGAGGATGATGATTTTTATTGGACTAATGGGTTTATGAGCCATAACTTTAAATAAGATAATAACCTTTAAATACATTATGAATGAAAAAGACTATATGGTCTCTTGAAAACATAAAACAAACGCACGAATTTTACACCGAAATTAAACTATTGTGTATTATATGTAGTATTTTGTTATGGAAGGAACATCACAAAGGCCCTACAATTCTTCATTGTGATTCACTTACTAAAAAACTTTTCAAACATCTAGACATCTTACATCTATGGGATAAAGTCTATACAGATGTTATAGACTCTGAGACTAAAATCGATAAACAGGGATTTTGGGCAAGTTCTAAAGTTAGGGTCCTTAAATCTCAGGTTGAACCAGTTAGAATTATAGATAATGATTTTTTAGCCTATTCACGTATAGATAATTTAGACAAGGGGTTAGTCACATTTTGCCACGACGAAGACGGACGTTATTTTTATCCTTCAAAGGGAGATAAGAATATTGCTAAAACATCATTAAGCAGTAAATTAAGATTTTGTCCAGATAGAAGGGCCGCTAATGTGAGTTATCTTAGCTTTTCTGATTTAGAACTTCAAAGGGAATACGCATCAACCTCATGTAAATTAATGGAAGAGCTTTCGACTATAGCTGCAGATACAGGTACAAGTAAATACATGACTTTTGCAGAACAAAAGATATTAAAATCTATGGTTTATGATAGACCTCATAGCACTTTAATTACAAATTCATTTAATTGCGAAAAAGGATGGTTTTATGTAAACGATAATATTAATGATATAGGAAAGTGGTCTTACAATGAATCTCGTACAAAGTTTTGGCACGTAGGCTTTGAAAAGATAAATATAGTAAATAAACAAATGTATGATTTTTTCTATAAGATATTAAACAGGGTTCCTGGATTAGGACAAAAAGTAAAAGAAATATCTGCATGAACAAAACACTATGGATAGTTAATAACGAAGATAAAGACTATCATATATTTACAGAAAAATTTTTAATTAGATTAATAGTAAGCACTATTCTGTGGAAGGATAAAGGATATGAGTGCCATTTAGAATGCGATACAGAAAGTAAAAGAATTATAGAAAAAACTGGAATGTTACATCTTTGGAAATTAGTAGAGTTTCCAAATTACAATAAGTCTGATTTCATAGTAGTTCCAGTTTCTCACCTGGCATGTAATTTGTTGGACGAAGATGGGAAGATAAGTGCCTACTCTACAATTACACCACATCTTAAAAATCAAGATTTAGATTACTTTAAAGGATTACTTACAGAAATAGCTGAATATGCAGAACAACTCCGAGGCGTTGAATCTGATTTTGAAGATATAAATAATTCTGACGTTCTTCTCTTTAGAAATTTCATACCTGAAGATTTAATTAATCTTATGAATTCTAGAATAAATCAAAGATATGAAGAGATTATGTCCAGAGAAATAAGATTTGCTGAATTTCCTTTTGAAGGTTTAAGAGGTAGAATAGAAATCTATAAAGATGAAGAATTATTAAATTCGTTTAATCAATTCTGGGATTCTAAAGTTGAAGACCAATTTCAAATGCATTATCTAAGATACATACCTCCACATTCTGTTAATGCAGTTAAAGATTATCATAAAACAAATTGGAAAGATTTATTTTTACAAGTGTATAACGCAGATAAGTTTGAACAATCTAAGAATGATGCACATATAGACCATAGCGGTATAACAATAATAGGATGTATTGGAGATGAATACGAAGGAGGAGACCTTTATTTCCCTAAGCAAAATGTTCAAGTTAATTTAAAGAAAGGAGATTTAGTTATTTTTAACGGTTCATATACTCATCCACATGGATTATCTCCTGTGACCAAAGGTGAAAGAAGAGTTTTCGTAGGACAGTCTTTGGGCCCTCTACAATATCATAAATTTGGTAAAAAGATTCTAGATTACAGTGTATAAAAGTCCAATTAAAATAATAAGAGCTCTTTGGGGACCGGATAAATACGCTGAGAATGAAATTCCAGATAAGCCTTTATTTGAGAATGAAGTAGTTTTTGTGTGGGGTTGGCAAAAGGTTAGAATGCTAAAAGACAGAGGATATAATGTAATAATAATTTCACCTGAGGAAGGCGATCCCCAATACAGTACACACCTAACTCATTTTGCTCATAAATTATTAGCACTTAAGGCAGCAGAAGAAAGATACGAAGAATATTTATTTTTAGACTGGGATATTACATTAAATAAACCAATTGACGAAAATTTCTGGGATAAAGTAAGAACGGGAGGCTCTTTACAGATGCCTTTATATGCCTATCATAAGGGATATAGAGAAGACCTTGTTAAATGGTTTAAGGGTAATGATTCGGATAAATTCGATAAACATCTAGATGAGTTTATCTATCATCATATAGAAACACTATATAAATATCACTGGCCTTTAGATGATGCCCTAGTGCTCCCTTGTGCATGTTTTATTTACTCAAAAGGAGTAAAAATAGGTACACATTTACTTGAAGTTATGCATAGATATGATATTAAAGCATGTATTGAAGAATTTTGCATGTATATATGGGCAAATTGTACTCTCGAAGAATATGTTGAGTATCATGAACCCTATGTTTTAAGAGGAAAAGAGAAAGACCACAATCTTGAAGGAATGACAAATGCAATTCAACATTTAAACAAGTGGATGGAAACCAAAATTCATAAAGACATTTATTTATTTCACGACCTGTAAACAAAAGAGAATTTACGTATATAAATTCAAAGGCTCTTTGGCATACTGACTACAAATCAAATTTAAAATTATGGAAACACTATATATTATTATAGGTGTAGTTTCGTCAGTTTTAGTGTTCTTATTAGGGTACTTGGTGAAAGCTACATCAGAGAATAGCAGAGATATTGGGCATTTAGATACCTTTATCGAGCAGGTAAATTCAACGCAAAAAAGACTTGAAAGAGACTTTTATGAAAACGTTGAAAGAATAGAACAACGGATGGGTAATTCCTTCGAAGATATCGATCGAAGGTTGGATTCAAGAGTTGATAAATCAATCTCTCAGTTTGAGAGAGAAATGGACCTTCAATCCAGGGTAATTGAAGAAATACAAACAAAAGTTTCAGAGCTTTGGGTTCTGAATCAGAATTTAAGTAACAAATAAATCTGTTAGTAGTCAAAGAGTCTTAATATGGGAGGTTAGCCAAGTGGTACGGCTGCATATTTCTTAACGGTTGGAAGTTAATGCTAGCAACGATGAGTAAATCGGAGATATGCGATCAGGGGTTCGATTCCCCTACCACCCAGCTCTTGGATAGGTTAATACCGAACAACGAGGCGTCAAATCTCACGCCTACAAACCGAAAGGTGGAGTCCAAGTGGAGTATTGAAACTTTTATGCTAAACATCGTATAATTATTATGAAAAGTATATTCAAAAGATTAAAAAAGTTTTGGGCTTATATGAAATTTATAGAAGAGCAGCGTATGAAAGCTGCTGAACGTTCATGTAGTGCAGGCCCTTTAATGTAAGATATGAAGAAAGACGAAATTGTAGAAAGACTTCTTGAAAAAGGTCACGTGACAGCCAAAGAAGCGGTAGTTCTCTTAAAGAACGAAGCTATTAATATTCCAATGTATACTCCGAATCCTTATTATAGCGATCCAACTACCACACCTCCTCCTATATGGTGTGAATCTAATACAAATACAACATGAATCTAATTGATAAAATTCACGAATTAAAAGAAGATGGATATGATTTTACCCCAACATGGGATGAAAGTTTTATCCTCAGGGAATGTGCAGTGAGAGGCGTCAGAACTCTCGTTGTCTTAAACGCAATGAACATTGTAAGACAATATCCTGAAACCACAAATATAAAGGCCCTTGAAGCAGCTGCTAAAGAATGGGGCGTAGAAAGAGAAAAATATGTATGAATATAGAGCAAAAACAGTAAAAATCGTAGACGGTGATACTGTTGACATTGACATTGACTTAGGGTTTGGTGTCTGGGTAAGAAATCAGAGAATCAGGCTTTACAAAGTAGATACTCCAGAAAAGAGAACAAGGAATAAAATTGAAAAGAAAGCAGGGTTGTTGGCAACTGAAAAAGTTACTAACTTAATTCCAGTTGGAAGTACTATTGTTATTAAAACACATAAGGATGGTAAAGGAAAGTATGGTAGAATTCTCGGAGAACTATTTAACGACGATGGAGTAAACGTAAACGAATACCTAATTAAAAATAGGTATGGAGTTGCATACTATGGTCAGAGTAAAGACGAAGTTAAAGAATTACACGAAGCTAATTATAGATTCTTAGAAAGTAAAGGTGAGATGTAATTATCTTCCTTGTCCTCTGTAAGGCTTCTTATAGTTCTTAGATTTTTTAGAATTTGAAGTGTTGTTTTTAGAGTGAACTCCAGGTCTTTTTTTACTAACCTTGAAATGTGTACCTCCAAGAACTCCTGATTTTTTTGCCATTGTTGTTTAATTTATTTAAAGTATCTATCTATGAAAAAGTTATTAATTATGTTCGGAAATTTGTTCGATATAGGGTGGTGGGCAAATAAAATTAACTCTAAACTAGGGGTATACGAATGGGCTAAAAAGTCTAGATTTCGTAAATGGCAAGAAGGCCTCACAGGCTGGAAATTCTGGGCTTGGCAAATAGTAGGCGGAATTATATTCATAATCATCTTTGAATTTATATTTAATAAAATAGGAATAACAATGTTACCATGGAAGTAAAAAAATTTAAAATAGAAGGACTAGCTTTATTTACACCTGACATCTACCAAGATGAAAGAGGTAGATTTATAGAAACATATAATAAAGACACCTTTAAGTCACTCGGATATGACTTAGAATTTAAACAGGACAATGAATCTGTCTCAAAGAAAAACGTATTAAGAGGTTTACATTTACAAACTGGTGAATTTGCTCAAGGAAAATTAGTAAGAGTTTCACAAGGCTCTGTTATCGACTATGCAGTTGACCTAAGAAAAGGTTCACCAACGTTCGGTGAGTTTGAACACGTCTATTTAGATTCTAAAAGAGGACAGATGTTTTGGGTACCTGAAGGATTTGCACATGGATTCTTATCACTAGAAGACAACACAACGTTCGTATATAAATGTACTAACGTATATAGTAAAGAACATGAAGTTTCAGTTAATCCACTTGATGAAGAGTTAGGAATATTAATCACGATGGATTTGATGGCACGCCAACCTAATTTGATTATATCAGAAAAAGATAAAGAAGGAATGAGTTTAGAAAATTTTAGGAAAATAATTGCCTAGAAATTTTTTTTTGTCGCGGGAATTTAGTATATTAGCTATATAAAGTTAATTAAATATGAAAAAAGTAATTTTTGACCTTGATGGAACCCTGGCTCTTATTGATAAAAGACGAGCTATTTCAACGAAAGACAATGGTAAAATGGATTGGGATATATTCTTCGACCCTAAGAACATTGATTTAGACCAACCACATGATGCTGTAATTAAGATGGCTCAAATGTTAGATGCCGCTGGACACATGATTGTTATTTTTAGTGGTAGAAGTAAAGCTACTAAAGATGCTACTAAGGCTTGGTTAAAAAAGTTTAATGTGCCATGTGATGTATTGAAGATGAGACCGACTAGCAAAGACTTTCAGTTTATGCCAGATGATAAGCTTAAGAAGAAATGGTTTAACGACTTATTTCCAACACAAAAACACGTTGACGATATAGTCTGTGTATTTGATGACAGACAAAAGGTAGTTGATATGTGGAGAGATATGGGTTTAACTTGTATGCAAGTTGCACCTGGAGATTTTTAATTGTAAATTTCTTAAAAAGTATGTAATTATACTAATATGAAGTGTATTAAATGTCAAAATAAGATAAATCAAAAAAGGTTGGAGATTCTACCAGAAACTAACGTATGTGTAGAATGCTCTACTACCGAAGCTGTAAGCTGTGTTGATATTACATATCATAAGACAGGTAACACAATACAGATTATGGATAAACAGTCCGCTGATAAGATTAATAAGATGGCCAAAAGAAATGGCTTTGGTATTATGAGTGGAATGAAAGGCTCTAGTGGAGGAGATAGTAAAGTAACTATTAATAAAGACAAGCCTGTCGCCAGTGCACTTAGAATGCCTACAGAAGAAGATTATCAACAGGCTCTGGCTAAACTAGGTGAAATTATAGATTTTACTAATGATAGAGAAAAGTGTTTAAAGTTTATCGATAGCAGGTATAACTCAAGGTTGATAAATTCCAAGCACATGTTTAACCTTAAAACAATAGTCAATACTCTCCTACCTGAAGAAAAGAAAGCAACTCTTCAAGAACGAGAAGCTATTGTTGATGAGGAAATAGAAAGAGCTTTTAGAAATTGGAAAAATTCAAAAGTATACAAATAAACAAAATTAAAATGAAAGATAAAAGATATGT